TCAAATCAGATTTAAGGGGTTGTACTCCACTGCTTCTGTCAGATGGTCTGGGGCGAAATGAGCATAGCGCATCGTCACCTTAATATCAGTGTGTCCAAGGATACGCTGCAGTACAAGAATGTTACCCCCGCGCATCATAAAGTGGCTTGCAAATGTGTGCCGTAGAACGTGTGACAGCTGCCCGTCAGGTAGCTCAATTCCCGCTCGCTTAATTGCCCCACGAAACGCAGAATAGCACCCCGTAAAGACTGGTTTTGATGTTCTTACTTTTGGGAGTATTTCGTAAAGCTCATCACTTATTGGAACGGCGCGGTTTTTCTTGCCCTTGGTTTTGATATAAGTGATTTTGCCGGGGCTTATTTGCTTGCCTGTTAGTGACTCCGCCTCGCCCCATCGTGCGCCGGTTGCAAGGCATATCTTTACTATAGTTACTAAATCTTCCGCCTTGCTTTTCTCGCACTCAGCCAGAAGCTGCTTAACTTCTTCAACTGTCAGCCAGGCTAGCTCTGCCTCATCGATTTTAAATTCCCGGACGTTTTCGAGCGGATTGGGCGCACTCCAGTCATCCAGTCTTTTTAGTTCGTTGAACATGGCGCGGAAATACGCCAGCTCAAGATTAACGGTACGGGGAGTCACTGCTTTTACCCGATCAGAACGTGTAATTTTCCCGCTTAAACGTTGTTCACGGTAGGTTGCAAAAAGTTTGGCGTTAAATTCAGTAGCGAGAGGGTTTCCCATAGCAAAGCAGGCAAATTCCATTGCGCCCTTACGCTTGAGGCCATCAGAGAGTGTAACGCCATGAGCGTTGAACCAGGTTTCAACAAGGTCAGTAACTCGCCGCTTATCTGCTTTTTCTCCTAGCCAGGGCTTGTCCTGCGCTTGATCCTTAATGTGGCGCTCAAAGGCCATGGCTTCCCCCTTGGTGGCGAATTGACGACGAATACGCCGCCCATCCCTACCGTTGGGGAAGACCTGAGCCTGCCACTTACCATTAGATAGTTTTGTTACAGCCAATTATTTTACCTTTGAGAAATGAGGTCTTGAGCAAATTTAGTCAAGCCTGGCTTACCCTCTTCCAGATAGCAGCAATTTTTGAAGTTATCGCTCCAGCTTCCGCTTGCGGTCATTAATTGGTCAGGGTTACGGATGTTGCCGTACTTACGCAACAGATTTTCCGCTTGCTTTCTGGTTATGGAAAAATCGAATTTTTCCGCAGTTAGGTATTCAAATTTTTTGGTTTGGAGGTCAATGGATAAAGGTAGGACTGTAACTTTCACGCTTTTAGCTGGAGTCTGAAAAAGAGTACGGTATACAGCGTAAACGGACGCTTTATCTGACTCATATTTTATTTCTTTTGAATCTTTAGAGTAGATGCTTGGTGATATTTGAATATGCAAAGGATTTTGCGCTAAAACTTTAAATGCCGGGTACTCAACTCCCTTTACGCTGTATGATGAGTAATCGTTATAATGATCCATTAACTTGCTGATGCTTTTGTACTGTTCAGGTGCTGCACTGACAGCAAAAGAAGTCATGATTAAAAAAGATATGAGCGTTTTTTTCATTTTAATTTCCTTAATACCTAATAAGTCATTCCATAAATTCTGTTTTGCCAATGGCTTTACCCAAAATTTTCACATCGGCGGCATTACATTCAAAAGATGCCTTTCCGTTTTCAACTCTTACGCGACCACCAGGCAATCTGTACATTTCGCGGATACTGATAACACCATCCATTTCAGTCAACCAAAACCCATCTACAAGCTCACCTGCGAAATCATCGACTATCCATATCGCACTATCTAGTCCAACAAGGCGGGGCGAAGTTGTGCCTGTTGGGATAAGTTCCGGTGCAACATCAATCTGCTTTTGGTTTTTTACCACCCCATTTTGGATGGTTAGATAACTCAATTGGAGTGTTTTTTGCGCTTGGGGTATCTCATTTGTGTTTTCAATATGTGTTTCCATTTTGGGGGCTTCGCCGCGTCCAAAAACTAACCAATCTAAAGACGCACCAGTTTCCATGGCACATATCAAAACCCAATCCGCAGGAAAGTTACCACGCGTAACCCTATTAGCCATGGTGCTTTGTGACACATCAAGATGTCTGCATAACGCCTGTCGTGAGGTAAAGCCATAAGCTGCGCAAATACGTTCGATAGGGTCTTTGCCGCCATGGGGTAGCTGAATTGACTTACGATTAGTGAAATCTTGTTGTTGACCTTTCCAATTTTGGATCATAGTATTTACGCAAAGTGAGTTGTTATCGAATAGTGTTGAACGCTCCCGAATAGTGTAGAGAACGTCACAACTGAGGAATAGTGCATCATGAATCGTAATTTTTCAATGCGCCCCAGCATCAACCTTGTGGTATCTGAGCCATTCATCACACTGGATGAGTTCTGTCGCCGTACTGGCTATAAGCCAAGCTATGCCCGTCAAATGATCCGGGAAAACCGCCTGCCTATCAGGAAGAAAGCCGGAGTTAACAGCCTTATCGAAATCAACATGTTCGCGTTAACGATGGAAGCGGCCCAAGGCTGCGAAGTCGCAATGCAAGCCTGATAGTTCCATTTTGGGATAGAAAAGGATTTACATCATGTTTGATTATCGTGTTTCCAAACATCCGCATTTTGACGAAGCCTGCCGGGCTTTTGCGCTGCGTCACAACATGGCGAAGCTGGCAGAACGTGCGGGAATGAACGTCCAGACGCTGCGTAACAAACTGAACCCGGAGCAACCGCATCAGCTCACCCCTTCGGAAATCTGGATGCTTACCGATCTTACTGAGGACTCCACGCTGGTTGACGGTTTTCTGGCTCAGATTCACTGCCTGCCATGCGTACCGATGAACGAAGTGGCAAAAGAGAAGCTGCCGCATTACGTCATGAGCGCTACTGCTGAAATCGGACGTGTTGCTGCCGGTGCCGTATCGGGCGATGTGAAAACCACCGCAGGCCGCCGCGATGTTATCAGCAGCATAAACTCTGTTACTCGTCTGATGGCACTGGCTGCCGTTTCGATGCAGGCGCGTTTGCAGGCTAACCCGGCGATGGCAAGCGCGGTGGATACCGTGACGGGCCTCGGCGCTTCGTTCGGTCTGATCTGAGGTGGTTATGCTGACTAAAGAACCATCTTTCGCGTCACTTCTCATAAAGCAAAGCCCGGCAATGCACTACGGTCATGGCTGGATCATGGGGAAGGATGGCAAACGCTGGCACCCGTGCCGCTCTCAGGATGAACTGCTGGCTGACCTGTCCACAACCAAACAGGGGAAATCATGGCTATTGAAGGCGCTACGGCGACTGTTCCATTAAGCCCCGGTAAACGCCTGGACGGACTGAACCATATTGCGGAATTGAGGGCTAAAGTGTTTGGTCTGAATATTGAGCCGGAGCTTGAAAGGTTTATTAAAGATATGCGCGATCCACGCGACGTAAATAATAAACAGAATGAGCGGGCACTGGCAGCCATTTTTTATATGGCAAAAATTCCGGCAGAACGTCACGGCGTCAATATTAGTGATCTGACTACTGACGAAAAGCGGGAACTGGTTAAAGCAATGAATCATTTTCGTGCAGTGGTGAGCTTATTTCCAAAGCGGCTAACCATGCCGAATTAACCCACAACAGAAATTAATGGCGTAAACCCGCCGGGCTTCTTATTGCCCAAATTCAGGAGAAACAACTATGCGAAATATTGAAACCCGTACCATTAAAACAGGACCAGATGATGCTGGAATCAACCTGCTGCTGACTGAGGCACGCAAAGAAGAACGCCGGGGACGCGCAGATGTGATGGCTGCGCGTCTGGATTCTTTAGCTGCCCGTATCGTGTCACGTCAGCTTAACCACACGGAAGCGGCTGAGCTGCTGCGTCAGGAAGCTGTGAAGATTCAGAACGAAGCGCAGGAGATCCACTGATGGCTGATTCAATGGACCTTGTACAGCAGCGCGTTGAAGAAGAACGCCAGCGCCATATCCACACCGCCCGCAATAAAACGCCGGGCGTTTCCCGTGTTCTCTGCATTGATTGCGATGCACCGATCCCGCCAGCTCGCCGCCGCGCCATTCCGGGCGTGCAGTGCTGCGTCACTTGTCAGGAAATCGCAGAGCTGAAAGGCAAACACTACAACGGGGGTGCTGTATGAGCACTATTCTGAAATGGGCGGGAAATAAAACCGCCATCATGCCGGAACTGATTAAGCACCTTCCTGCTGGCCCGCGACTGGTTGAACCTTTCGCGGGTTCATGCGCTGTAATGATGGCGACAGACTATCCTCATTATCTTGTCGCCGATATTAATCCTGACCTGATCAGCCTTTACAGCGTCATTAAAAACGGGTCTGAATCACTAATTACTATTGCGAAAGGGTTCTTTGATAAGAATAACACCGCAGAAGATTATTACGTTATACGTAAGGAATTTAACTGTGATCGCCACTGGCCCGCAGAATGGCGCGCAGCTATGTTTCTTTATCTTAATCGCCATGGTTATCGTGGGCTGTGTCGCTACAACTTGAGCGGACATTTTAATGTCCCTTACGGTAATTATAAAAATCCGTATTTTCCTGAAAGTGAAATACGCGCTTTTGCAGAAAAGGCTCAACGCGCAACGTTTATTTGTGCCAGCTATGACGAAACACTGGCGCTGCTGCAGACTGGTGATGTTGTTTATTGTGATCCGCCATACGATGGCACATTTAGCGGTTATCACTCTGCCGGTTTTACAGAGGACGATCAGTGTCATCTGGCGTCTATTCTTGAGCGCCGATCATCAGAAGGTCATCCGGTTATCGTGTCCAACAGCGACACATCGCTGACCCGTTCTCTTTATCGCAATTTCACCCGTCACCGTATCACCGCAAAGCGCAGCATGGGTGTGGCTGCCGGTGATGGTAAGTCCGCAGCAGAAATCATCGCTACAAAATCAGCAGGCTGGTTTGGGGTTGATATGGCCCACCGCGCTGATCGCACTGTTTTTGCTGAGGTTCAGTTATGAGCACCTTGGCCTACTACAACGAGTTTGATCCGTTTGCGGCTCAATGGCTGCGAAATCTGATTGATGCAGGGCTAATTGCACCTGGAATTGTTGACGACAGGAGTATTTCGGATGTTACAGCAGCAGACCTCAAAGGGTTCACGCAATGCCATTTCTTCGCCGGAATTGGCGGATGGTCACTCGCATTACGCCTCGCAGGCGTCCCAGACAACTTTGCTTGCTGGACAGGAAGCCCGCCATGCCAGCCATTTAGTTCAGCAGGAAAACAACTCGGTCAACTCGATGAGCGACATCTCGCACCAACTTTCATGCGGCTTGTCACTCAGTGCCACCCTCCAATCCTCTTTGGCGAACAAGTTGCGGCAGCGATTGGAAAGCACTGGCTCGATGATCTATTCGATGAGCTGGAAAGAGAAAATTACGCCTGCGGGGCGGCTGTATTGCCAGCGGCAAGCGTCGGTGCCCCGCACAAGCGTGACAGGGTTTATTTTGGTGCGGTCAGCATGGCCCAGCCCTTGCGCCCAGAATGGAATGGTGAACGGCTACACGGACTGGCTGAAAGTTATCAGAAGAAAAGAGGCGGGGAGGCAACAGAACCTACAGGATGTAGTAATTCTGGCTGCATGGCCCACTCCTACTGCGAACGATTTCAAGGGGAGTGGAAAAACCGTCATTCGGAAAGACGGGAAGGATCGGACGTTCGACCGGCTGGATTATGCGACGGAGCAGGGTTTGGCTCCGTGGCCTACAGTCACGACCATAGACAACAATCAGGTTGCCGGGATGGGGGCTGCAGCAATGCATCCCGCGAGAGGGACAACATTGGGCGGAGCGGCACGATTGGCGACATGGGCGACACCTCGCGCAGTGGATGGCAGCAAGGGGAGTCGCAGCTTTCAGGGATGCCAGAAAGAAATGGAGAGAAAGGGAAAACTGGACGACCTGCCAAGCCAGGCAACCTATCTCACTTGTGCAATCAGAATAACTGCTTCTGGAAAGATGCTGACTGGATTGGATGCAGGGATGGGAGATTCCGGCCGGTTGAATCCGGCACATTCCCGCTGGCTGATGGGATTCCCGCCAGAGTGGGACGTTTGCGCGGCTACGGTAACGCGATAGTTCCACAAGTTGCAGCAGAGTTTATAGGCGCTTTTCTTGATGGCTACGGGGAAATGTTGTGAAAGCCGCATTTCCATGGAACACACCTAAAAAAGCGGTAAACCCGTATGTAGACCCGGCGGAAGTTGCGCCGGAGTCTGCGCTTTCAAACCTGATCGCTCTTTACGCTGCGGATAACGAGCAGGAGCAGCTGCGCTGTGAGGCGCTGAGCGATGAGGTCTGGGAACGCTATTTCTTCAATGAATCCCGTGATCCTGTCCAGTGCGAAATGGAGCAGGACCGGCTGATTAGTCGTGCCAAAATGGCGCGCGAGCAGCAGCGTTATAATCCCGATCTGGTCATTCTGGCTGACGTTAACGCCATGCCGCCCCATATCAGCAAGCCTCTGCTGGAGCGGATTAAATATTTCCATAGTCTGGGCAGAGCAAAAGCCTATTCCCGCTACCTGCGCGAAACAATCAGGCCGTGTCTTGAGCGGCTGGAGCGCGTGCGTGACAGTCAGGCGTCTGCCTCTTTCCGGTTCATGGCGAGTCATGACGGGCTGGAGGGGCTGCTGGTACTGCCTGAAATGAATCAGGATCAGGTCAAGCGCCTTTCCACGCTGGTTGCGGCACATATGAGCATGTGTCTCGATGCGGCCTGTGGTGATCTGTTTGTCAGCGATGATGTTAAACCAGAAGAAATCCGCCAGGCATGGGAAAGGGTTGCCGCAGAGGCGATGCGTCTTGAGGTCATCCCGCCTGCCTTTGAGCAGTTACGCCGCAAAAAGCGCCGCCGCAAGCCCGTGCCCTATGAACTGATCCCACCGTCGCTGGCGCGTATGTTGTGCGCGGACTGGTGGTATCGCAAATTGTGGCAGATGCGCTGCGAGTGGCGGGAGGAACAACTACGCGCCGTCTGCCTGGTCAACAAAAAAGCATCCCCGTATGTCAGCTACGAAGCCGTGATCCACAAACGCGAGCAGCGCCGCAAATCGCTGGAGTTCTTCCGCTCGCATGAGCTGGTCAACGAAGACGGCGACACGCTGGACATGGAAGACGTGGTGAACGCCAGCAACAGCAATCCGGCACACCGCCGTAATGAAATGATGGCCTGTGTTAAAGGGCTGGAGCTGATCGCGGAAATGCGCGGAGACTGCGCGGTGTTTTATACCATCACCTGCCCGTCACGCTTCCACGCAACCCTCAACAACGGCAGACCTAATCCTAAGTGGACCAGCGCCACCGTCCGTCAGAGCAGTGACTATCTGGTTGATACGTTCGCCGCTTTCCGCAAGGCCATGCACAAGGCCGGGCTGCGCTGGTACGGCGTCCGCGTTGCAGAGCCGCACCATGACGGCACCGTGCACTGGCATCTTCTGTGCTTCATGCGTAAAAAAGACCGCCGTTCCATCACCGCGCTGCTGCGTAAGTTTGCCATCCGTGAAGACCGCGAGGAGCTGGGCACCAATACAGGGCCGCGCTTTAAGTCCGAGCTTATCAATCCGCGTAAGGGCACGCCGACCAGCTATATCGCTAAATACATCAGCAAAAACATCGACGGGCGCGGGCTGGCTAAAGAAATCAGCAAAGAAACCGGCAGATCGCTGCGTGACAGCGCCGAGCATGTCAGCGCATGGGCGTCACTGCACCGTGTCCAGCAATTTCGTTTCTTTGGTATTCCGGGGCGTCAGGCATACCGCGAGCTGCGCTTGCTGGCTGGTCAGGCGGCGAGAGTGCAGGGCGAACGCAAAGCAGGTGCGCCGGTACTGGATAATCCGCGTCTGGATGCGGTACTGGCGGCGGCAGACGCGGGCTGCTTTGCCACCTACATCATGAAACAGGGCGGTGTACTGGTTCCCCGCAAACATCACCTTGTCCGCACGGCTTATGAGCTTAACGACGAGCCGAGCACCTACGGCGATCACGGTATCCGTATCTATGGCATCTGGTCCCCGATTGTAGAGGGCAAGATTTGCACGCACGCGGTGAAGTGGAAAAAGGTACGCAAGGCCGTTGACGTTCAGGAGGCGGCAGCCGACCAGGGCGCTTGCGCCCCTTGGACTCGTGGCAATAACTGTCCCCCTGTTGAAAATCTGAACAAATCAGGGGGTGATTTACCCGATATTAAAACCATGAATGAGAAGGAGCTGCAGGAATATCTCCACAACATGGGCCAGAAGGAACGGCGGGAGCTGACAGCCAGGCTAAGGCTGGTAAAACCGAAGCGGAAAAAAGCATATAAACAGACTATTTCGGATCAGCAGCGCCTGCAGCTTGAGGCAGAACTGAGTTCCAGAGGGTTCGGTGGTAGCGAGTCAGAGATTGACCTGCTTCTGCGCGGCGGCAGTATTCCGTCAGGTGCCGGGCTGCGTATTTTTTACCGCAACCACCGCCTGCAGGAAGATGACAAATGGCGTCAGTGGTACTGATGCCGCAGCTTTAACAATTCTTGCTCTTATTGATCCGCATCAGAGCGATCTAATTGACAGATAAAAAACGGTTTACATTCGCAAATTCCTACTATACTGTAATTATAAACAGTGGATATATATACAGTTGTTGTGTATCCGAGGTAGTGATAGGAGGGAAAATGCAGGATTATCTTTTGGAGTCATTGAAGCTCCAGCGCATTGATTTTTTTATCAAGCTTGTAGCGGCTAGTGAGTGCAGCGACGAAGAAAAGCGGCTGGCTATCCAGTGGGTGTCCGAACTGACCGACGAGCTGATGGCGAAAATCCGCAGCCATGAATACTGCCGGTCGATGGACGTAACCAGTTAAGGGGAATCTGTATGCGCATTGAAATAATGATCGATAAAGAGCAGAAGATTAGCCAGGCTACACTGGACGCCCTTGAATCCGAGCTTTACCGTAATTTGCGCCCTCTGTATCCCAAAACAGCAATTCGTATCCGTAAGGGCAGTGCCAACGGCGTTGAGCTGAGCGGGTTAAAACTGGATGAAGATAAAAAGCGAGTGATGGAAATAATGCAGCAGGTCTGGGAGGACGACAGCTGGTTACATTAGCGAACGTTGCGGACGATAAAACTGGTTTTTACCGTCCGCAAGGTTGAACAACGAGCCACGCGAGGCGTTAGTGTTGTTGTGCATGTCTATGCCGCATGAAATCGCATGATCGTTTGAGGATCGTTTTTGCTCAGGCCCGCCAGAACTGGCGGGCTTTTGCTTATGTCATGCAGGTGCATGAAAACCACTACACAAAGCGGGCAGGCGTGGCGGGGATACGAGCGCGCGCAACGGGGTGAAATGGTGAAAATCAGGCGCAATCTCCGGCACGCTGGCGGCTTCAATTGGTGAGGGTGAGGGAGCGGCAGCAAAAAAGAAGCGCCCCGCAGAATGCTGCTGGGGCGCTGTGAGGGCGGTCTTGTTGTCGTGGTACGGTGGGTCAGTCGTTGCGCTTGTCTTCTGTCAGTCCCAGCGTGTACGGCTCAAAGCGGATCACTTCTTCGCCCAGCCAGTCGTTAAGCTCCTGCAGTCGCTTCTGCAGCGGCATCAGCTCGTTGCGGACAAAGACGCGGCTGGCCTTTTCCACATCACCAAAGCCGCCGGTATTGTTGGGAATAATGCCCATCATCTGCGGCGGTACGCGGTGCGCTGCCATCATGTCATCGCGGCTCACGTTCTTGATGTTCAGAAACTCATCTTTCGCCGCAACCTCTGATAACGGGATGATCTGGATGCCGTCCTTTTTGCCGTTGGGCGAATACATAAACAGGTTGCGGAAGTTGCCCGGCCCTTTGGCGCTTTTCATTGCCTGGCGGATATTGTTCACGTCCTCCTGGTTCTGTGCTGCGTCGGTCATGTACATGATGAAGCCTGCATGGCTGCCGTTGATATAATACTTCCGGCGGAACAGCGTTGCGGACTCGTTGAGCAGGGTTGACGGGATGGCGGAGAGATAGCCGGGCAGCCCGTAAATCTCCTGGTTAATATCCGGCTCCAGCAGATGAAAGATGTTGCCCTGCGTAAATTCATAGGGCTGCGTGGTCAGGCCATACTGCACAAACCAGTAGGTGTCGAGGTCCACGCCTCGCCGTGTGTACTTCGCCAGTGCTGGCTCCAGTGAGAGAACGCCGCCGAGCCGGTTGGTGCGCTTTTCCAGATAGGCGTTACCGAACACCAGATAGTCCTGAACGAAACGGGCAAAAGCCTGCTGGCTGAGCAGGCGGTGCGGGATGTAGGTACTGCTGAGAATGTCACGCTTAACGGCAATCGGTGAGCTGTGATGCACGGCGGCGCGATAGGTCCGCGCCAGTCCGTCAAAGCTCACCGGCGGCTCATACCAGCGGTCCATCTGCACGCATTCCACGTAGTCCAGCAATTCGCGTCGGTCTAACACCGGCACCGGGTCGCCAAAGCTGAACGCCTCTGCCGCAGCGCCGCCAGATTTTGCGTTGTGATCCACCGCTGCGCGGTTGTTCTTGTTTTTACGTTTGCTCATGCCGCCTGCTCCTTGTCAGCCTGGGGCCATTCGCACATAAACAGCATTTTCCAGCCCTCTGCTGATAATTCTTTTTTCATGTCATTCAGCCATTCATCATCAAAGAGCGCGGCTCCGGTTGCGAGCGTTGCCCCGGATGCTGCTGCGTCATCAGCGGTAAAGGTCATGCTGGTTGTGCTGGTGCGTGCAATCAGCTTCTTGTATTCCTGCCATGCTTCCGGGCTGGGGCTTGGGGTGGTGTAGTAGGTAGCGTGATAGCGCGCGTGCATGGACAGGCTTTTGGCGAGCGCAATCATATTTTTGGGGGATTCAGCCCAGGCATACTCTGACACGTAGACGTTTCCATGGAGCGCGGCGGCGAGGCTTTCCGGCCCGATAAAATAAATGACCGCACCGTTTGGTAGTTCCAGATGCGCTTTACCTGATTTTATTTTTCCAAGGTGTGTCCAGGCTGCGGCCTCACTTAAAAAAGCTGACATATAAGTTTTGACGGTAAGGGCAGATGCCGGGGTGCAGCCCAGAAAAATCTGGTTGCGTCCGGTATGCAGTGCATCGTTCAGGGCTTCGTAGGCGAAAAAGAAATCCGCGCCAGCCTGACGCATTTTTGTAAGCACGCGGTTTCTGCTGCGTGCGCCACTGTTCCATTCATGCTGGTAAGCAAAGAAAGGGCGATCTACAGGCAGGCTGGCGGTGGTCATGAGGTTCGTTGGGGTTGAGTGCATCAGAAAATCTCCACAATGTTGCTGGTATTGGCGGCTTCGCCCTGCAGCGGTTCGTTAAACAGTGCGTGCATCGTTGCCCAGGCCAAATCTGCGTGGCTGGCTTCTTCGCTGCGGCTGGCTTCATAGGTTGGGCGGTTGCCGCTGGCGGTGGTGGCCCGGCGGATAGCCATAAAGGACTGCGCAATGTCGGTGTGTCCCGCGTCAAACTCCAGACGGCGGTGGCTGATAATGTCGTATGCCTTGAGCACCAGGGCGTTTTTGACGTTGGGGTTGTAGACAAACTCCCGCACCGCAGGAAAGAACGCTTTCACGTTCTCGTAGACACCGTGACCGACACCGGTCGAATCGATGCCGATATAGGTCACGTTGTACTGCTGCGTCAGCTTTTTGATGGCGTCAGCCTGGGCGCGGAAGTCCATCCCGCGCCACTGGTGCCGCTCAAGAATGCGGAACTTGCCGCCCGGTACGGCTGGCGGTGCCACCACCACGCACCCGGCACTGTCACCGTTCTGCGTGCCTTTCGCCGGGTCGTATCCGATCCAGACTTCGCGCCAGCCAAACGGGCGGAGCGCCAGCGCCTGAAAATCTGCCCACACTTCCCAACTGTCCACCATGCACGCCTGCAGCTCGCTGAGCGGGAACACTGACGCCAGATCGTCAATAAATTCGCACATCAGCAGGTTCTGGTATTCGTCCGGGCTGTACTCCATGCGCAGCTGGTCCAGGTCGAACAGATTACAGCCGCCGCGCACCGCATCCTCCACGGTGACGATCTGGCGATACTGTCCGTCCGGGCAGAGCACGCCGCGCGCAAGGTTGCCGTGGGTCAGGTCAATATCCACCTTGTCCGCTTTGGCACGGCCCCTGTTGAACAGCGCGCCGGACCAGAACGGATAGGCGCTGTGGGTCAGGCTGGACGGCGTGGAGAAGTAGGTTTGTCGCCATTTCTTGTGAATGGCCATGCCGGAGGCAACCTTGCGCAGCTCCTGGAATTTCGGTATCCAGAAATATTCATCAAGGTACAGGTTGCCGTGGTAGCTCTGCGCCGTGCGGGCGTTGGTGCCGAGGAAGTACAGGCACGCGCCGTTGCTGAGCGTCATCGGGTCGCCTTTCAGCTCAACATCCACCTCTTTTGCAAAGTCGATGATGTACTGCTTAAAAACGTGTGCCTGCGCCTTACTGGCTGAGAGAAAAATCTGGTTGCGCCCCGTGGTGATGGCGTCAATCAGCGCCTCACGGGCAAAAAAGTATGTTGCCCCGATCTGGCGTGATTTAAGCAGGTTGCGAATGCGGTGTTTTACGCCCGCCTGCCACCAGTGGCGCTGATATTCAAACATGCCGTTGCGGAAGATTTCTTCCAGCTTTTCGGTCTGTTCATCGGTGAAAACATTCTTTTCGGGCTGGCGGCGTGGCCCTTTGTTACGGTTGGCAACTTTCGGGTTTAAGTCTGCTTCGTTCCCGCCATCGTTAAATTTACCGATTCGGGCGTGGCGCTCTGACTGACGCGCCAGCAGGTCAATTTCCTTGAAGTCTTTTCCTTCTTTCTGCTCCTTCATAATGAGCTGGCAGTAACGTGCGGCGGTGGTGAGCTGCATCTGATCCAGCGGCCCATAGTCACCCCATTTGTCGCGCTTCTTCCAGCTGTGAACGGTTGCAACTTTCTCGCCCAGCATTTCAGCAATGCGGGCTACGCGGTATCCCTGAAAGTACAGCAGCATGGCCTGCCGACGGGGATCGAGGTCTGCGGGGGTCAGTGTCGTGTTCATGGCCCAAACATACGGCCTTGCCTGACGGCTTTCCCCGGCTGCGGTTTGTGTGGTTTACCGTACAAGTGCCGCGCGTTGTTTCACTCCCCCCATCACCGCAAACATAAGGCTCCAGTAAGTTTTTTCTAACGGAGCACGGCTCATGACAGTGAAAGCAAAGCGTTTCCGTATCGGGGTGGAAGGTGCCACCACTGACGGGCGCGAAATCCAGCGTGAATGGCTGGTACAGATGGCTGCCAGCTACAACCCGACGGTCTATACCGCGCTGATTAACCTTGAGCACATCAAGTCTTATCTGCCGGACAGCACCTTTAACCGCTACGGCAGGGTGACGGGGCTGGTTGCAGAAGAAATCAAGGACGGGCCGCTGGCGGGCAAGATGGCGCTTTATGCCGATATCGAACCCACGGACGCCCTGGTGGAACTGGTGAAGAAAGGCCAGAAGCTTTTCACCTCCATGGAGGTCAGCACGAAGTTTGCCGACACCGGCAAAGCCTACCTTGTGGGGCTGGGTGCGACGGACGATCCGGCGAGCCTTGGCACCGAAATGCTGGCATTCAGCGCCAGCGCCACGCATAACCCACTGGCGAACCGTAAGCAGAACCCTGAAAACCTGTTTTCGGAAGCGGTTGAAACGCTGATCGAACTGGAAGAAGCCCAGGACGAAAAGCCGTCCCTCTTTGCCCGCGTCACCGCGCTGTTCACCAAAAAAGAGCAGACCGATGAGGCGCGTTTCTCCGACGTGCATAAAGCCGTGGAACTGGTCGCCACCGAGCAGCAGAACCTGAGCGAGCGCACTGATAAATCCCTGTCCGAACAGGACAAGCGCCTTTCTGAGCTGGAGTCCTCACTGCAGGAGCAGCAGGCCGCCTTTGCCGAGCTTGAGCAGAAGCTGAGCAGCGAAGACAGCCGTAAAGACTACCGCCAGCGCGCGCCGGGCGGTGACGCACCGGCAGGCACCCTGACCAATTGCTGATGGAGCATAAAACCCGATGAAAAAGAAAACCCGCTTTGCCTTTAACGCTTACCTGCAGCAGCTGGCGCGCCTGAACGGTGTAGAGATTGAAGAACTCTCCAGTAAGTTCACCGTAGAGCCATCCGTGCAGCAGACGCTGGAAGACCAGATCCAGCAGTCCGCCGCTTTCCTGACGCTGATTAACATCACGCCGGTCACTGAGCAGTCCGGGCAGCTGCTGGGGCTGGGCGTTGGCAGCACCATTGCCGGAACCACCGATACCACCACCAAAGAGCGCGAGCCTACCGATCCGACGCTGATGGAAGATGTGGAATACAAATGCGAGCAGACCAACTTTGATACGGTGCTGACCTACGCAAAACTGGACCTGTGGGCGAAATTCCAGGACTTCCAGGTGCGTATTCGCAATGCCATCGTCAAGCGTCAGGCGCTTGACCGCATCATGATCGGCTTTAACGGCGTGAAGCGTGCCAAAACCTCCAACCGTGCTGAAAACCCGCTGCTGCAGGACGTCAATAAAGGCTGGCTGCAGAAAATCCGCGAAGACGCGCCGGATCACGTCATGGGCAGCACCACGAAAGACGGTGCAACGACTGCAGGCGCGGTCAAGGTGGGCAAGGGCGGCGACTATGCCAACCTGGACGCCGTGGTGATGGATGCCGTCAACGAGCTGATCGACGCGGTTTATCAGGATGATGACGATCTGGTTGTCGTCTGCGGACGTGAACTGCTGTCTGACAAGTATTTCCCGCTGGTCAACAAAGAGCAGGACAACAGCGAGAAAATCGCCGCCGATCTGATCATCAGCCAGAAACGTATGGGCGGCCTGCAGGCTGTGCGCGCGCCTTATTTCCCGGCAAATGCCCTGCTGATCACCCGTCTGGATAACCTGTCCATCTACTGGCAGGAAGATACCCGCCGCCGTTCTGTTATCGACAACCCGAAACGTGACCGGATTGAAAACTTTGAATCCGTCAACGAGGCGTATGTGGTCGAGGACTACCGCTGTGCGGCGCTGGTTGAAAACATTGAAATCGGTGATTTCAGCGCGCCTGCCGCACCGGAAGGTGGGGAATAACACATGAGCCTGAGTCCCGCACGGCAGCACCGCCTGCGCATTCAGGCCGAACAGGCCGCCCGTGAGGGCGGCAGTGTTCGCCATGCGTCGGGCTATGACCTGATGCTGCTGCAGCTGGCAGAAGACCGCCGCCGCCTCAAGGGCGTCCAGTCCACGGTGAAAAAGGCGGAAATCAAGGTGGAGCTGCTGCCGAAATATTCCGCCTGGGCGGAGGGCGTGCTGGCTGCCGGAGGTGCGCAGCAGGATGACGTGCTGATGTACGTGATGCTGTGGCGTATCGACGCCGGTGATTATGCCGGTGCGCTGGAAATCGGGCGTCATGCGCTGCGCCATGGCTGGGTGATGCCGCTGGGCAACCGTAACGTGCAGACCGTGCTGGCAGAAGAAATGGCAGACGCGGCGCAAAGCGCCCTGCTTGCCGCTGCTGGTTTTGATGCCGCTCTGCTCCTGCAGACGCTGGACCTGACAACCGATCTGGATATGCCGGACCAGTCGCGGGCGCGCCTGCATAAAGCCATCGGCGCTGTACTGAGTGAAAGCAACCCGGCATCTGCCCTTAATCACCTTACCCATGCGCTGCAGCTCGATCCCCGCTGTGGCGTGAAAAAAGAAAAGCAGCAGCTGGAGCGCAGACTGCGCAATGACAGCCGCTAAAGAACGTGCCCCGCGCACGGGCGGCACGGGGTGGCGAAAGGCACTGCCACATCAAAACCCCGTCCACCGCCCACTTATTCAGGAGAAAGCCGCATGAAGTTTGTTGCGCCCGAACAGGCACCGGAACAGGCGGAGGTCATTAAAAATACGCCGTTCTGGCCTGATGTGGACCTGTCGGAATTTCGCAGTGTGATGCGCACTGACGGCACGGTGACGCAGCCGCGTTTAAAGCAGGTCGTGCTGACGGCAATTTCTGAGGTTAACGCTGAGTTGTTCGACTTCCGCAACCGTCAGCAGATGCTGGGCTGGCGGACACTTGCTGAGGTTCCCGCAGAAATGCTGGACGGCAAAAGCGAGCGTATCCGGCACTACCACAACGCCGTTTTTTGCTGGGCGCGCGCCGTGCTCAATGAGCGTTATCAGGACTATGACGCCACGGCGTCAGGCGTGAAGCGAGGGGAGGAGCTGGCGGAGGCCAGCGGCGATCTGTGGCGTGATGCCCGATGGGCTATCAGCCGGGTGCAGGATGCACCGCACTGTACGGTGGAGCTTATCTGATGAAAGTGCGTGCGCATCAGTATGACACGGTGGACGCGCTTTGCTGGCGTCATTACGGGCGCACGCAGGGTGTCACTGAGCAGGTTCTGCAGGCAAATCCGGGGCTGGCTGAGTACGGCCCATTTTTACCGCACGGGCTGCAGGTGGAGCTGCCGGACATTACGGCGTCAACCACGGCGCAGACCGTCCAGCTATGGGACTGAATTATGACGCTTGAACGAATCAGCGCCTTTATCACTTACTGCATCGCCGTGCTGCTGGCATGGCTGGGCGATCTGTCGCTCAAGGATGCGTCAACGGTTGGCGGCGTACTGATTGGTGTGCTGATGCTGGCTATCAACTGGTACTACAAACACCAGTCTTTCAAATTGTTACGTGGCGGCAAAATTTCGCGGGGGGAATATGAATCCTTCAATCGTTAAGCGCTGCCTTGTCGGGGCGGTGCTGGCTATCGCCGCCACGCTGCCCGGTTTCCAGTCGCTTCATACCTCCGTTGAGGGGCTGAAACTGATCGCCGATTACGAGGGATGCCGGCTGCAGCCTTATCAGTGCAGCGCGGGCGTGTGGACCGACGGGATCGGCAATACGTCCGGTGTGGTGCCGGGGAAAACTATCACGGAGCGGCAGGCGGCGCAGGGACTTATCACCAACGTGCTGCGCGTGGAGCGGGCACTGGATAAATGTGTGGTGCAGCCGATGCCGCAAAAGGTCTATGACGCGGTGGTGTCGTTTGCTTTCAACGTGGGCACCGGCAACGCCTGCAGCTCCACGCTGGTTAAGTTGCTGAACCAGCGGCGCTGGGCGGATGCCTGCCATCAACTGCCGCGCTGGGTATATGTCAAAGGTGTGTTTAATCAGGGGCTGGATAACCGCCGCGCGCGGGAAATGGCCTGGTGCTTAAAAGGAGCATAACGGAATGAAAAAGAAAGTCATGAGCGTTTTTTTCCAGCTGGCATGGGCTGCGCTGTTGGTTATCAGTCTGCTGTATCCGCGCAGCGGTGCGCCGGTTCTGGTTGGTGCGTCTGTCTGGGTGTCATGCTTCCTCGCCTGGCTGCTTGCTGCGCTGTGCGCTGTCGGGTGGTTCGCCGGAGATCGGGCGCGCGATGAGGTCAGGGCGGCATTGCTGAAATTCAGGGCGCACCCCGTAAAACCCGTGCGCACATGGGTAATCAGGCTGCTTATTGTTCTGTGCCTGGCGTTTTCGGGATGGGTGATCACCCTGGTGTTTTACCTGCTGACGCTGGTTTTGTATCAGATTGCCCGCGCGCAGCTTCATGAGCCGATGGCAGCCTGATGCGTGCGCTGGCGGTAGTGCTGGCGCTGGCGCTTGCGGCGCTGGGCTGGCAGTCATGGCGGCTTAACAATGCCAGCCACACCATCGAGACGCAGGGTGCGGCGCTGAAAAGCAAAACGCAGGAGCTGACGAAGAAAAACAGCCAGCTGATCGGCCTGTCCATTCTGACCGAAACCAACAGCCGGGAGCAGACGCGGCTTTATGCGGCAGCGGAACAGACCACCGCACTGCTGCGCAGCCGCCAGCACCGGATCGAGGAACTGAAACGTGAAAACGAGGATTTGCGCCGCTGGGCTGGCACTCCTTTGCCTGCTGACATTATCCGGTTGCGGGAGCGTCCGGCCCTCGCCGGAGGTGCAGCTTACCGTGAGTGGCTGTCCCAGAGTGACGCAGTGCCGCCTGGAAAGGTCAGCGCCGCGCAGTAACGGCGATCTGAATGCGGTGCTGGATGAAACCGAGGCCGCCTGGGCGGTCTGTGCTGACAAAGTGGACACGATTATTGCGTGTCAGGAGCGAGACAGTGAACAAACCGCAGTCCTTACGCAGCGCCCTGAATAAAGCGGTTGCCTATGTCCGCGATAACCCGGACAAGCTGCACCTTTTCGTTGATAACGGATCACTGGTGGCAACCGGTGCCAGCTCCATGTCATGGGAGTACCGCTACACCCTGAACGTGGTGATCGAGGATTTCAGCGGCGACCAGAATCTGCTGATGGCTCCTGTGCTGCTGTGGCTAAGTGACAACCAGCCGGATGCCATCAATAACCCGGATCTGCGTGAAAAACTGTTCACCTTTGAAGTGGATATTCTGCGCAACGATGTGTGCGATATCAGCCTGAACCTGCAACTGACGGAGCGCGTGCTGGTCAGCACTGACGGCAGCGTGTCGAGCGTTGAAGCGGTGCCAGAGCCTGACGAACCCGAAGAAATGTGGACGGTGAAACGTGGATGAGCTGCAGAGGGTGGATGACTGGCTGGCGGCGCTGCTGGCAAATCTGGAGCCTGCCGCACGCAACCGTATGATGCGGCAACTGGCGCAACAGCTGCGCCGGACGCAGCAGCAGAACATCAGGATGCAGCGTAATCCTGACGGCAGCGGTTATGAGCCGCGCCGGGTGACAGCCCGCAGCAAGAAGGGGCGCATCAAACGCCAGATGTTTGCAAAGCTTCGCACCACAAAATACCTGAAAACCACCGCCAGTGCGGACTCCGCCAGCGTGCAGTTTGATGGCAAGGTGCAGCGCATTGCCCGTGTTCACCATTACGGCCTGCGGGATCGCGTCAGCCGAAAAGGCCCGGAGGTCCGCTACGCAGAGCGCCGCCTGCTGGGTGTGAATGATGAAGTGGAAACCATCACCCGTGACACTCTGCTGCGTTGGCTGGCGGGGTGATCTTTGTGCCACCGTTGGCACAAGCGCCCGCGCTGCCTCCCTTTTCCCTCTGATGGCAACCTTTCGTTATGAATGCACAACTGACCGAAATCATGCGCCTTATCACCAACCTGATCCGCACCGGCACTGTGACCGAAGTGGACCGGGAAAACTGGCTGTGCCGGGTGAGAGTGGGCGAGCTTGAAACCAACTGGATTAACTGGCTGACGCTGCGTGCCGGTGGTGCCCGTACATGGTGGTGCCCGTCGCCGGATGAGCAGGTGGTGGTGCTGAGCATGGGCGGCAATCTGGAAACCGCTTTTGCGTTGCCTGCCATCTATTCCAATCAGTTTGCACCGCCGTCGGACTCCGTGGACGGTTGCGTGACGGAGTACCCGGACGGGGGCTGGTTTGAGTATGAACCCGCCACCGGGCGGTGGCATGTCCGGGGTATCAAATCCATGGTGATCGAGGCGGCGGACAATATCACCCTCAAAACCGGTGAGTTTGTGGTGGAGGCTGATACCACGCGCATTAACAGCGAGGTGGTGATCAATGGCGGCGTCACCCAGGGCGGCGGCGCGATGAGTTCCAACGGGATCGTGGTGGATAAACACGGTCACACCGGCGTTAAGTCCGGCGGCGATACGTCAGGAGGCCCGGTATGACGCTGTATATCGGCATGAGCCAGGGAAACGGTAAGGCCATTACTGATACGGACCATCTGCGCCAGTCAGTGCGGGATATTCTGCTGACGCCGCAGGGCAGCCGGATTGCCCGCCGGGAGTACGGCTCCCTGCTTTCAGCTCTGATTGACCAGCCGCAGAACCCGGCGCTACGCCTGCAGGTCATGTCTGCAGTCTATGTGGCGCTGAGCCGCTGGGAGCCACGGCTTACGCTGGATTCCATCACCATCAGCAGCAATTTTGACGGCTCTATGGTGGTGGAGCTTACCGGGCAGCGCAATAACGGCGCGCCGGTTTCCCTTTCGGTATCAACAGGAGCAGACAATGGCAGTGATTGACCTTTCCCAACTGCCCGCGCCGCAGATAGTGGACGTGCCGGATTTTGAGACGCTGCTGGCTGAACGCAAGGCCGCTTTTGTGGCCCTTTATCCGGTGGATGAGCAGGACGCGGTACGGCGCACACTGGCGCTGGAATCTGAACCCGTCACCAAGCTGCTGCAGGAAAGCACATACCGCGAAATCCTGCTGCGCCAGCGTATTAACGAGGCTGCGCAGGCGGTGATGGTGGCCTATTCGATGGGAAATGATCTTGAGCAGCTGGCAGCCAACTACAACGTGAAACGCCTTACGGTAACGCCTGCCGACAACGACGCGGTGCCGCCGGTCGCGGCAGTAATGGAAAGCGATGAGGCACTGCGCCTGCGTGTTCCGGCTGCGTTTGAGGGATTGTCCGTTGCAGGGCCGACGGCGGCCTATGAGTTTCACGCCAAAAGCGCGGACGGGCGCGTGGCGGATGCCAGCGCAACCAGCCCGGCACCGGCGGAGGTGGTGCTTACCGTACTGAGCCGTGAGGGTGACGGTACGGCAGAGGCTGATCTGCTGGCGGTGGTGGAGCAGGCGCTTAACAGCGAGAACGTGCGCCCGGTGGCAGACCGCCTGACGGTGCGCAGCGCCGAAATAATCCCGTACAGCGTGGATGCGACGATCTTTCTTTATCCGGGGCCGGAAGCTGAGCCGGTGATGGCGGCGGCAAAAGCCAGCCTGCAGAAGTACATCGCCAGCCAGACGCGGCTGGGCCGTGATATCCGTCGCAGCGCCATTTATGCCGCGCTGCACGTTGAGGGCGTCCAGCGTGTGGAGCTGGCCTCCCCGCTGGATGAGGTGGTGCTGGATAAGACGCAGGCGGCATCCTGTACGGAATGGAGCGTAACCAACGGGGGCACGGATGAATAGCCTGCTGCCGCCCGGTTCATCGCCGCTTGAGCGCCGACTGGCGCAGGCCTGCAGCGGGATTTCCGATCTGCAGGTGCCGCTACGTGACTTGTGGAACCCGGCAACGTGTCCGGTCAGCTTTCTGCCGTATCTGGCGTGGGCTTTTTCCGTTGATCGCTGGGACGAAAGCTGGGCGGAAAACGTCAAGCGCCGCGTGGTGCAGGATGCTTTCTACATCCATCAGCACAAGGGAACAACCAGCGCCGTGCGGCGCGTGGTGGAGCCGTTCGGCTTCCTGATCCGCATCATAGAGTGGTGGCAGACCGGCGAGAAACCGGGCACGTTTCGCCTGGATATTGGCGTGCAGGACCAGGGCATTACGGAAGAAACCTATCTGGAACTGGAGCGCCTGATTGGTGACGCCAAGCCGTGCAGCCGCCATCTGATTGGCATGTCCATCAACCTGCAGACCAGCGGCCCATATTTTGTGGGCGCAGCCACCTACACCGGTGAAGAAATCACGATCTACCCGTATATCAACGAAACCATTATTTCCGGCGGCACCGCTTATGAGGGCGGAGCGGTCCATGTTATTGACACAATGAGAGTGAATCCATGAGCGCAAAATTTTATACCCTGCTGACGGATATCGGCGCGGCGAAACTGGCAAGCGCCGCCGCGCTCGGTGTCCCGCTGAAAATTACCCAGATGGCGGTGGGCGACGGCGGTGGCGTACTGCCAACCCCAAGCGCACAGCAGACAGCACTGGTTGCTGAAAAGCGCCGTGCGGCATTGAATATGCTGTATATCGATCCGCAGAACAGCAGCCAGATTATTGCTGAACAGGTGATCCCCGAAACCGAGGGCGGTTGGTGGATTCGTGAGGTTGGTTTGTTCGACGAAACCGGCGCACTGATTGCCGTGGGTAACTGCCCGGAGAGCTACAAGCCGCAGCTGGCTGAGGGGAGCGGACGCACGCAGACCGTGCGCATGGTGATGATTACCAGCAGTACTGACAATATCACCCTGAAAATTGACCCGGCAGTAGTGCTGGCAACCCGCAAATATGTGGATGACAAAGTGCTGGAGCTAAAGGTGTATGTGGATGACCTGATGGCTAAACACCTTGCTGCAGCAGACCCACACCCTCAGTATGCACCAAAAGAAAGTCCAGTGCTGACGGGCACGCCGAAAACGCCAACCGCACCGGCAGGAACTAATACCACGCAGATTGCCAGCACCGCGTTTGTGCAGGCTGTGGTCACTGCGCTAAATAACGCGCTGGCGCTTAAGGCCCCACTGGCAAGCCCGGCCCTGACCGGAACGCCAACGGCACCCACTGCTGCGCAGACAGTCAACAATACGCAGATTGCCACCACGGCATTTGTGAAATCGGCTATTGCTGCACTGGTGGCATCATCCCCGGCGGCGCTGGACACGCTCAATGAACTGGCGGCAGCGTTGGGTAACGATCCTAACTTCGCCACAACCATGACGAATGCACTGGCAGGTAAACAACCGCTGGATAGTACGTTGACTGCACTTGCCGGGAAATCAGTTGCTGATCTGATTCAGTATTTAGGGATGGGGACTGCAGCTGCTCGTGATATTGGCACTGGTGTTGGTCAGGTGCCTGATATGAACAGCTTTGGAAGTAGTCTTAACACTGCGGGCTATCAAAAATTACCTGGTGGGCTGATTATTCAATGGGGCTTTACCTCCACGGGGTCAGCAGGCAATACGGTGACTTTACCTGTTGCATTTAATAGCTGGATCGCTGGTTGCGTGGGCTGTGAATCAGGGGACGATACTTCAATTAAAGTTGTGTCAGTTATCCCTAAGTCACTTTCGACCATTAAAGTTTCCGGGCGTGTAGTGGGTGCCAGCACACTGGCTAATACATCTGTACGTTGGATTGCGATTGGGTATTAACGATATGAAAATTTATTCCTCCAGAGTGTCCCCCGGCTTTTATGTCGATGGAATTTCGAATATCCCTGACGATGCACAGGAAATAAGCGTTGAATTATGGCGCGAATTACTTGAAGGTCAGGCGGAAGGGAAGATTATTGATTTCACTAATGTGCCGCCAGCATTGGTTGAATACGTGAAGACGCCAGAAGATGAAGCAGCTGAGGCGGAGTCAAAAAAAGCGGAGTTACGACTTATAGCTGACACTGCTATTGCGCCTTTGGAAGATGCGGTCGAGTTGGGTATTGCGACTGACGGAGAGCAGACCAGGCTGAGTGAATGGCGAAAATTCAGAGTTATGCTAAATCGCGTAAATACATCACAGGCCCCCGATATTAGCTGGCCTGTACTTCCAGACAATTAATCCCGTCCCCGCATCTGCGGGGATTTTTTTTGCCCCTTCCATTGTGCCATTCTCCACACATAGCCCGGTGCGTGCGCCGCGCGCATATCAACCAGAACATAGGCACACCCCCTGTAAACCGGAGAGACTGCCTTATGGCTCAGGATTACCACCACGGGGTGCGCGTTGTTGAAGTCAACGAGGGCACCCGATCCATTACCACGGTGAGCACCGCCATCGTGGGCATGGTCTGCACCGGCGATGATGCTGATGCGTCCATGTTTCCCCTCAACAAGCCGGTTCTGCTGACCGATGTGCTGACCGCCAGCGGCAAAGCGGGCGAGTCCGGCACGCTGGCCCGTTCGCTGGATGCGATTGCAGATCAGGCAAAACCCGTGACCGTCGTTGTGCGCGTGGCGCAGGGCGAAACCGAAGCGGAAACCACCTCCAACATTATCGGCGGAGTGACCGCTGACGGTAAAAAAACGGGCATGAAAGCGCTGCTTTCGGCGCAGTCGCAGCTGGGCGTCAAGCCGCGCATCCTCGGCGTGCCGGGACACGACACGCAGGCGGTTGCTACTGAGCTGTTGAGCGTGGCGCAGAGTCTGCGCGGGTTTGCCTACCTGTCCGCCTATGGCTGCAAAACGGTAGAAGAAGCGATTGCCTACCGTGACAATTTCAGCCAGCGCGAGGGGATGCTGATCTGGCCTGACTTCATCAACTTTGACACCGTGCTGAATGCAGATGCGACGGCTTACGCCTCCGCCCGTGCGCTCGGCCTGCGCGCCAAAATTGACGAGCAGACCGGCTGGCACAAAACCCTGTCCAACGTGGGCGTGAACGGCGTCACCGGCATTTCCGCCGATGTGTTCTGGGATCTGCAGGACCCGGCAACCGATGCGGGACTGCTCAACCAGAATGACGTCACTACGCTTATCCGCAAAGACGGCTTCCGCTTCTGGGGTTCCCGCTGCCTCAGTGACGATCCACTGTTTGCTTTTGAGAACTACACCCGCACGGCGCAGGTGCTGGCTGACACCATCGCAGAAGCGCACATGTGGGCGGTAGATGGCGTGCTCAACCCGTCGCTGGCTCGTGACATTATCGAAGGTATCCGCGCCAAGCTGCGCAGCCTGAAAACGCAGGGCTACATCATCGGCGCTGACTGCTGGCTGGATGAGTCGGTTAACGACAAAGACTCCCTGAAAGCCGGGAAGCTCACCATCGACTACGACTACACGCCGGTGCCGCCGCTTGAAAACCTGATGCTGCGCCAGCGCATCACCGATCAGTACCTGCTGGATTTCTCCAGCCAGGTCAGCGCGTAAGGGGACACCATGGCTTTACCACGCAAGTTAAAACACCTGAACCTGTTCAACGACGGGAACAACTGGCAGGGGATCGTTGAGTCTCTGACCCTGCCGAAATTCACCCGCAAGTTTGAGAAGTATCGCGGCGGCGGTATGCCGGGCGCGGTGGACGTGGACATGGGGCTGGATGACGGCGCACTGGACACGGAATTTTCAATCGGCGGCACCGAACTGCTGTTATTCAAGCAGATGGGCAAGGCAACCGTTGACGGCATCCAGCTGCGTTTCACCGGTTCCATTCAGCGTGACGATACCGGCGAAGTGCAGGCCGTTGAGCTGGTTGTGCGCGGGCGTCATAAAGAAGTGGATTCCGGCGAGTGGAAGACCGGCGAGAGCAGCAGCACCAAGGTCAGTAGCACCAACAGCTACGCGAAGTTGACCATTAACGGCGAAGTGCTCTATGAGGTCGATCTGGTCAACATGGTTGAAATCGTTGACGGCGTGGACCTGATGGAAGAACACCGTAACGCCCTCGGCCTCTGATTAACCTTAACGGCGCGGGCAGCCGCGCCAGTAGTTCATTAACAGGAAGCGAACATGAGCGACAAACTGACTGAAAAGACTGTGCAACTGGATACCCCGATCAAGCGCGGTAAAACTGAAATTACTGAAATTGTGCTGCGCAAACCGCAGTCCGGGGCACTGCGAGGCACCCGCCTGCAGGCCATTATGGATATGGACGTGGGCGCGATGATGACTGTGATCCCGCGAATCTCCTCCCCGACGCTGACCGCGCAGGAAATGGCAGAGCTGGACCCCGCCGATCTCACCGCGTTGTCGGTTGAGGTGGTGACTTTTTTGTTGAAGAAGTCGGTGCTTGCCGGTTTACCGACAGCCTGACGGTTGATGATCTGGTGGCAGATATTGCCACCATATTTCACTGGTCGCCGTCCACCACTGACGTTATGCCGCTGACTGATGTGCTGGAGTGGCGGCATAAAGCGATTCAGAGAAGCGGGGCCAGCGATGAGTGACAACAACCTGCGCCTGCAGGTGATTCTTAATGCGGTTGACAAGCTCACCCGCCCATTCCGATCCGCGCAGGCCAGCTCGAAGGAGCTGGCTACTGTGCTTCAAACCACCCGGAACAGTTTAAAAGAACTGAATAAACAGGCCGGGCGTATTGATGAATTCCGTAAAACCCGGTCACAGCTTGCAATCACTGCAACAAATCTCAGTGCTGCGCGCGAAGAAGCCGCAAAACTTGCCACGCAGTTTGCTGCAACAAATCGCCCAACTGCTGCTCAGGCTAAATTATTAAGCCAGGCAAAAAACCGTGTGCAGGAACTGCAGCAGACCTACAACGGCCTGCTGGGTTCGGTACAACGGCAGCGGCAAGCACTGAAAGAATCCGGCATTGATACTAAACAGCTGAGTAGCGCCCAGCGGGAACTGCGTAAAAATGCCGACGAAACCCGGCAGGCGCTGGAACGTCAGCAGAAATCCCTGAAACGCCTGGGCGAACAGCAAGCGAAAATGAATGCCGCACGTGAGCAATATTCACGCCGTCTTGAGGTGAGGGATCGCATTGCCGGGGCAGGGGCAACCACCACGGCAGCGGGGCTGGCAATGGGTGCGCCGGTCATGGCAGCGGTGAAAAGCTACTCCAGCATGGAAGATGCCATGAAAGGCGTGGCAAAGCAGGTAAACGGGCTGCGGGACGATAACGGCAACCGCACGAAACAATTTTATGACATGCAGGATGCCATCAAGGCCGCCAGCGAACAGCTGCCGATGGAGAACGGCGCTATAGACTATGCCGCACTGGTTGAAGGTGGTGCGCGCATGGGCGTGACTAAACAGGACGATCCTTACGAAGACCAGAAGCGTGACCTGCTGGCCTTTGCATCCACGGCGGCAAAAGCGGCAACGGCGTTTGAGCTACCCGCCGATGAATTAGCTGAAAGTTTGGGAAAGGTGGCGCAACTTTATAAGGTGCCTACCCGTAATATCGAGCAATTGGGCGATGCACTGAACTATTTAGATGATAACGCTATGTCAAAAGGCGCGGATATTATCGACGTGCTGCAGCGCATGGGGGGGGTGGCTGATCGATTGGACTATCGTAAAGCGGCTGCGCTTGGCTCTACGCTGCTTACTCTGGGGGCTGCCCCAGAAGTAGCCGCAACCGCAGCTAATGCGATGGTGCGTAAATTGTCTGCCGCAACAGTTCAGGGAAAAAGTTTTCAAGAAGGGGTGAGCATATTAAAGCTCGATCCTGAAAAGCTTGAAAAACAAATGACCAAGGACGCGATGGGGACTATTCAGAGTGTACTTGAGAAGGTCAATAGTCTACCCAAAGATAAACGATTAGGCGTGATGTCTTTAGTCTTTGGAAATGAATTTGGTGATGATGCGGCAAAACTTGCAAACAATCTTACAGAGCTGAAACGCCAGCTTAGCCTTACTGCAGGCAATGAAGCGAACGGCTCCATGCAGAAAGAATCTGATATCAACAAAGACTCTTTATCTGCGCAGTGGTTGTTGGTCAAAACAGGGGCGCAGAACGCTTTCAGTAGTCTGGGCGAAACGCTGCGCCAGCCACTGATGGATATTATGGATTCCGTAAAAAGAGTCACTGGGGCATTACGTGGCTGGATAGAGGCCAACCCGCAACTGGCAGGTACGTTGATGAAAGTTGCTGCAGCGACTGCCGCGATCACCGTTGCGCTCGGTACGCTTGCGGTGGCGGTGGCTGCAGTGCTGGGGCCGATAGCGGTGATCCGGTTTGGCCTGTCTGTCTTGGGTATAAAAACTTTGCCTTCTGTTACTGCCGCAGCTACCCGAACTGGCAGTGCGTTGTCATGGCTGGCAGGCGCTCCACTTTCCCTGTTGCGTCGTGGTATGGCCTCATCCGGTGGCAGTGCCGGGCTGCTGAACGCTCCCCTTAATTCCCTGCGCCGTTCTGCTGGGCTGGCTGGCAATGCACTGAAAGCAGTAGCAGGTGCGCCGCTTGCCATGCTACGCGCCGGAATGTCCGGTATTCGTAATGTAATTGGTATGGTTATGAATCCGCTGGCAACGCTGCGGGGCGGGTTGTCTGCTGCCGGTGGCGTGCTGCGTTTTCTGGTATCCGGTCCACTGGCATTACTTCGTGTCGCGCTATATGGAATTTCCGGCCTGCTGGGTGCGTTACTTAGTCCGATAGGGCTGGTTGTGACTGCGCTGGCTGGCGTGGCGCTGGTTGTCTGGAAATACTGGCAGCCGATCAGCGCATTTTTGGGTGGTGTGGTTGAGGGATTCAAAGCCGCTGCTGCACCGATCAGTGCTGCCTTTGAGCTATTGCGGCCTGTTTTTCAGTGGATTGGCGACAAGGTGCAGGCTTTGTGGGGGTGGTTCACTGATTTGCTTACGCCGGTTAAATCCACTTCCGAAGAACTGAACAGCGCAGCTGCAATGGGCCGCAGGTTTGGTGAGGCACTGGCGGAAGGTCTGAATATGGTGATGCACCCGCTTGAGTCTCTCAAGTCAGGCGTGTCGTGGTTGCTGGAAAAACTCGGCATCGTCAGTAAGGAAGCGGCAAAAGCAAAACTACCTGAACAGGTTACACGACAGCAGCCTGCTACGGTGAACAGTGACGGTAAGGTGGTGTTGCCGCCTGGCGGATTTCCGTCGATGGGGTTTGCAGGCATGTATGACAGCGGTGGCACGATCCCGCATGGTCAGTTTGGCATCGTTGGGGAGAACGGCCCCGAAATAGTGAACGGTCCCGCAAATGTGACCAGCAGACGGCGCACTGCTGCGCTGGCTTCCGTCGTTGCAGGCGTCATGGGCGTAGCGGCAGCGCCTGCAGAGGCTGCTCCACTACATCCTTACAGTCTGCCTACTGAGGCATATAAACAAAGCCAGCCAGCGAAATCTGCCAGCGCGCCGCCAGTGATGCACTTTGAAACTCACGCGCCGATCACTATCTATGCTCAGCCAGGGCAAAGTGCGCAGGATATTGCCCGTGAAGTTGCGCGACAGCTTGACGAACGCGAGCGCAAGACCAGGGCTAAAGCACGCAGCAATTTCAGTGACCAAGGGGGATATGAATCATGATGATGGTACTGGGGTTATATGTCTTCATGCTGCGTACAGTGCCATATCAGGAGCTGCAGTATCAGCGAAGCTGGCGACACGCCGCCAACAGTCGGGTGAACCGGCGACCATCAACGCAGTTTCTTGGCCCGGATAATGACTCGCTGACGTTATCTGGCGTACTGCTGCCGGAAGTCACCGGGGGCAGGCTGTCATTGCTCGCGCTGGAGCAAATGGCAGAGCTGGGCAAAGCATGGCCTCTGATTGAGGGAAGCGGGACCATTTACGGTATGTTTGTGATCGAGAGCCTGAGTCAGACAAAAACAGAGTTTTTTGAAAGCGGAATGCCTCGCCGTATTGAGTTTACGCTGACCCTGAAAAGGGTTGATGAGTCGCTGTCTGATATGTTCGGCAGTCTCAGCGATCAGCTCAGTAACCTGCAGGACTCTGCAACGTCTGCGATAGGTAATATTAAAAATACGGTTGGAGGGTTGCTGCAGTGAATTTTAGCTCTGATCTTTTTGACCTGAACAGCAGAAGTCCGGCTTTCAGTATCACTATTGAAGGGAAGGACGTGACCACCGCGCTGGATGCGCGCCTGATGAGTCTGACGCTGACCGATAACCGGGGTTTTGAGGCTGACCAGCTTGATCTGGAGCTGGACGACGCCGACGGGCAGATCGTTCTGCCGCGACGTGGTGCCGTTATTCAGCTGGCGCTGGGGTGGAAGGGCCAGCCGCTTTTCCCAAAAGGGGCATTTACGGTGGATGAGATTGAGCACAGCGGTGCTCCTGATCGTCTGACTATCCGTGCCCGTAGCGCTGATTTCCGTGAAACCCTCAATACCCGGCGCGAAAAGTCATGGCACCAGACAACCGTTGGCGATGTGATAAAGGAAATTGCAGCACGGCATAACCTCAAAATGGCGCTGGGTAAAGACCTGACGGACAAGGCGCTGGATCACATGGACCAGACCAATGAAAGCGATGCCAGTTTCCTGATGAAGCTGGCGCGCCAGTATGGGGCGATTGCTTCCGTTAAGGATGGAAACCTGTTGTTTATCCGGCAGGGGCAGGGAAGAACGGCGAGCGGCAAGCCGTTGCCGGTTATCACCATTGAGCGTAAAGCCGGTGACGGTCATCGTTTTACCCTGGCTGATCGTGGTGCTTATACCGGCGTAATTGCCAGTTGGCTGCATACCCGCGAACCCAAGAAAAAAGAAACAACCAAGGTTAAGCGCCGTCGGAAGAAAACCTCCGCGCCAAAAGAGCCGGAAGCAAAACAGGGTGATTATCTGGTGGGAACGGATGAAAACGTGCTGGTTCTTAATCGTACTTACGCAAACCGCAGCAATGCTGAGCGTGCGGCAAAAATGCAATGGGAGCGCCTGCAGCGTGGTGTTGCGTCATTCTCCCTGCAGCTCGCTGAGGGCCGGGCAGACCTCTACACCGAAATGCCGGTAAAGGTGAGCGGCTTTAAGCAGCCTATCGACGATGCCGAATGGACCATTACAACTTTGACGCATACGGTCAGTCCGGATAATGGTTTTACTACCAGTCTGGAGCTTGAAGTAAAAATTGATGATTTAGAAATGGAATGATTTTGTTCACAAAATGGATGTGTGGTGTATCATTATGTGATTGCGAGGAATCGGTGGGGAGAGACGAATATGATGAATTGTCCGAAATGCGGACATGCTGCACATACTCGCAGTAGCTTTCGGGTGTCTGATAACACTAAAGAACGCTACTGCCAGTGCCAAAATATTAATTGTGGCACCACTTTTGTCACCCATGAAACCGTCGTGCGCTACATTGTTACCCCTGGACTTGTCGATCATGCTCCGCCACACCCATTAAATAGTGGTCAGGGACACATGAATTTCTAA